TTAAAACAGCCTGTGGGTTGTTCCCACCCACAGGGCCCACTGGGCGCTAGCACTCTGGTTCTCCGGAACCTTTGTGCGCCTGTTTTGAAACCCCCTCCCCCAACTCGAAACGTAGAAGTAATGTACACTACTGATCAGTAGCAGGCGTGGCGCACCAGCCATGTCTCGATCAAGCACTTCTGTTTCCCCGGACTGAGTATCAATAGACTGCTCACGCGGTTGAAGGTGAAAACGTCCGTTACCCGGCTAACTACTTCGAGAAACCTAGTAGCACCATAGAAACTGCAGAGTGTTTCGCTCAGCACTTCCCCCGTGTAGATCAGGTCGATGAGTCACTGCAATCCCCACGGGTGACCGTGGCAGTGGCTGCGTTGGCGGCCTGCCTATGGGGCAACCCATAGGACGCTCTAAGGTGGACATGGTGTGAAGAGTCTATTGAGCTAGTTAGTAGTCCTCCGGCCCCTGAATGCGGCTAATCCTAACTGTGGAGCGCATACTCCCAAACCAGGGAGCAGTGCGTCGTAACGGGCAACTCCGCAGCGGAACCGACTACTTTGGGTGTCCGTGTTTCCTTTTATTCCTATACTGGCTGCTTATGGTGACAATTGAGAGATTGTTACCATATAGCTATTGGATTGGCCATCCAGTGTGTAATAGAGCAATCATTTACCAATTTGTTGGATTTACTCCATTAACCCACACGTCTCTCAACACACTACATTTCATCTTACTACTGAACACTAGAAAATGGGAGCACAAGTGTCAACACAGCGAACCGGGTCACACGAGACCAGCAACGTTGTCAAAGATGGGTCTACATTAAATTTCACAAACATCAACTTTTACCGCGACTCATACGCGGCTGCAGCATCAAAACAAGATTTAAGCATGGACCCGAGCAAGTTCACGCAACCACTGCTTGATGCTATACGAGAGACAGCTGCCCCTCTACAATCACCATCTGCAGAAGCTTGTGGCTATAGTGATAGAGTTGCCCAACTGACTGTTGGTAATTCCACCATAACCACACAGGAGGCAGCAAACATAGTTGTGAGCTATGGTGAATGGCCAGAGTACTGCCCAGACACAGACGCCACGGCAGTAGATAAGCCAACGAGGCCTGATGTGTCGGTCAACAGGTTTTATACGTTGCCAGCTAGACTATGGGAAAAGGCATCAACTGGATGGTACTGGAAGTTTCCTGATGTTCTTACTCAGACGGGTGTGTTTGGACAGAACGCTCAGTTCCATTTCTTGTATAGGTCCGGGTTTTGTATTCATGTCCAATGCAACGCCAGTAAATTCCATCAAGGTRCATTACTGGTAGCCATTGTACCTGAATTTGTTCTCGGTTCAGAGAGCACCGAGCAAAAACCAAACATTGCCAAGCACCCAGAGTTCAATGAAGTGATGCCTGGGCAGAAGGGAGCGACTTTCAAACACCCTTACATCTTAGACTGTGGTATCCCAATCAGCCAAGCACTAGTGTTTCCTCATCAATGGATTAATCTACGCACAAATAATTGTGCCACTATTGTAGTGCCTTACATAAACGCACTAGCTTATGATTCTGCCATCAACCATTCAAATTTCAGCCTGGTTGTTATACCGGTGTCGCCGTTGGAGTACCAGAACGGGGCCACCACAGCCATCCCCATAACAGTCACCATAGCCCCCTTGTGTTCCGAATWTGCGGGTKTGAGACAGGCTATAAAACAGGGCCTCCCAGTTGAAATGAAGCCCGGCACCAATCAGTTCCTGACTACCGATGTAGGAGTGTCTGCCCCAATACTGCCAGGGTTCGACCCAACACCCTTGATTCACATCCCAGGGGAAGTTAGTAGTCTGTTGGAGTTATGCAGGATTGAGACTATACTAGAAGTCAACAACACCACGCGATCTGTGGAGATGGAGAGGCTCAGGATACCTGTTTCAGTACAGAATGAAGTCGATTCACTTTGTGCATCGTTCAGGGTAGATCCAGGCAGGGAAGGCCCATGGCAATCTACTATGGTGGGACAAATATGTAGGTATTTTACACAGTGGTCAGGTTCATTGGAAATTACATTTATGTTTACAGGCTCATTCATGGCTACCGGGAAAATGTTAATCGCCTACACACCACCTGGGGGAGAGCAACCTACCTCACGCGACCTTGCTATGTTGGGTACTCACATTATATGGGATTTTGGGCTTCAGTCATCCATTACTCTCGTGGTACCATGGATCAGCAACACGCACTTCCGATCTGTARAGACTGGCGGGTTGCGGGATTATTACGCAACGGGGATTGTCACTATGTGGTACCAAACTAACTTTGTGGTCCCTCCTAAAACGCCCACCACAGCTTACATCATAGCAATGGCTGCTGCCCAAAAGAACTTCACCTTGAAACTTTGCAAGGACACTGATGAGTTAACGCAACAAGCAGTCCTGCAAGGTGACGGTCTTGAAGCAGCCCTCGTTCATGCGACAGAGTCTGCCATCCAGAGTGCCCTAGCACGCCCCACTGCTGCTAATACCACAGCTAGCAACCACTCCATAGGGACTGGTAGTGTGCCAGCGCTCCAGGCTGCCGAGACAGGAGCATCCTCAACCGCTACGGATGAAAGGATGATTGAGACCAGGTGTGTGGTAAACAGGAACGGAACAACTGAAGCGACTATTGAGCACTTTTTCTCTCGAGCTGCCCTCGTTGGAAAGGTCCACATTAATGACACAGGGACCACTGGCAAAGGGTTTGACCTGTGGGATATAGATGTCATGGGGTATGTGCAACTTAGACGCAAGTTAGAACTGTTCACATACATGAGATTCAACGCAGAGTTTACATTTGTCACCACTACTCATGAAGGGAAGACACCTGAGTGTATGTTACAGTTCATGTACATCCCACCTGGAGCACCACACCCAGACACTAGGGATGCTTTCCAGTGGCAAACCTCAACCAATCCCTCCGTGTTTGCAAAAATGAGTGATCCTCCAGCCCAAGTCTCTGTCCCTTTCATGTCGCCTGCTAGTGCTTACCAATGGTTTTATGATGGATATCCCACCTTTGGTGACCATAGTGGGGACGACTCACTAAGGTATGGACAGTGTCCAAATAACATGTTGGGAACCTTCGCCATTCGAGTGGTCAGTGAGAACGTGTCCGGTTACAATTTCACCACTAGGGTATACATGAAATTAAAGCATATTAGAGCCTGGGTCCCTAGGCCTTTACGCTCTCAGCCATACATCCTAAAGAACTACCCAAATTATGACGGACAGAACATACACCCAGCATCTCATAACCGGTCAACTATTACTACAACTGGGAAATTTGGACAACAATCCGGGGCTATTTACGTGAGTAACTATAGGGTGGTGAATCGTCACCTCGCCACCCACAATGATTGGGCCAATCTTGTGTGGGAAGACAGTACAAGAGACCTTCTCGTGTCTTCTACTACTGCGCAGGGATGTGACACCATTGCCCGCTGTAGCTGTCAAACTGGAGTGTACTATTGCAACTCCAAAAGAAAGCATTACCCAGTGAGTTTCTCCAAACCCAGCTTAGTGTTTGTAGAAGCCAGTGAGTACTATCCTGCTAGATATCAATCCCATCTCATGCTTGCTGAAGGCCACTCCGAGCCAGGGGACTGTGGAGGCATTCTCAGGTGCCAACATGGTGTTGTTGGTATAGTGTCTACTGGTGGAAATGGACTTGTAGGTTTTGCAGATGTCCGGGATCTCTTATGGTTAGATGAGGAGGCTATGGAGCAGGGTGTGTCGGACTACATCAAGGGCCTAGGTGATGCGTTTGGAACAGGATTCACTGATGCAGTGTCTAGAGAGGTAGAGGCCCTTAAAAACCACCTTATAGGGTCCGAGGGAGCTGTTGAGAAAATCTTGAAGAACTTAATTAAGTTAATTTCGGCATTGGTCATAGTGATCAGGAGTGATTACGACATGGTTACCCTCACAGCAACTTTGGCCCTAATTGGCTGTCACGGTAGTCCCTGGGCCTGGATCAAGGCCAAAACAGCTTCCATCTTGGGCATACCCATCGCTCAAAAACAGAGTGCCTCGTGGCTCAAGAAGTTTAATGATATGGCTAATGCAGCTAAGGGATTAGAGTGGATATCTAATAAGATTAGCAAATTCATTGATTGGCTCAAGGAGAAGATCATACCAGCAGCGAAGGAGAAAGTGGAATTCCTGAACAACTTGAAACAATTACCATTGTTGGAGAACCAAATCTCAAACTTAGAGCAGTCTGCAGCCTCACAAGAAGACCTCGAAGCTATGTTCGGAAATGTGTCTTATCTCGCACACTTCTGTCGCAAGTTCCAGCCGCTCTACGCTACGGAGGCTAAAAGAGTCTATGCCCTAGAGAAGAGAATGAACAACTACATGCAGTTCAAGAGCAAACACCGTATTGAACCTGTATGTCTCATCATCAGAGGCTCTCCAGGTACTGGCAAGTCCTTGGCGACTGGCATCATTGCCCGAGCGATAGCTGACAAGTATCACTCCAGTGTTTACTCACTACCACCTGATCCAGATCACTTTGATGGTTACAAACAGCAAGTGGTCACAGTCATGGATGATTTGTGTCAAAACCCTGATGGTAAAGACATGTCATTATTCTGCCAGATGGTGTCCACCGTAGACTTCATTCCACCAATGGCCTCCCTCGAAGAAAAAGGTGTCTCATTTACATCCAAGTTCGTTATAGCGTCTACCAATGCTAGTAACATCATAGTGCCAACAGTGTCTGATTCGGATGCTATTCGTCGCAGATTTTACATGGATTGTGACATTGAAGTGACAGACTCATATAAAACAGACCTGGGTAGACTGGATGCTGGGCGAGCCGCCAAGTTATGCTCTGAAAACAACACAGCCAATTTCAAGCGCTGTAGCCCCTTGGTGTGCGGGAAAGCTATCCAACTAAGGGACAGGAAGTCCAAGGTGAGATACAGCGTGGATACAGTGGTCTCTGAACTCATAAGAGAATACAACAACAGGTCTGCGATTGGTAGTACCATTGAAGCTCTGTTTCAAGGGCCACCCAAATTTAGGCCCATCAGGATCAGTCTTGAGGAAAAACCAGCTCCAGATGCTATCAGTGACCTCCTCGCCAGCGTAGACAGTGAGGAAGTGCGCCAATACTGCAGAGACCAGGGCTGGATCATCCCAGAAACCCCCACTAATGTTGAACGGCACCTGAACAGGGCCGTGTTGATCATGCAATCTATCGCTACCGTGGTAGCGGTTGTCTCACTGGTGTATGTCATCTACAAGCTCTTTGCTGGATTCCAAGGCGCATATTCTGGTGCCCCCAAACAGGTGCTTAAGAAACCTATCCTCCGCACAGCAACAGTGCAGGGACCAAGCCTCGATTTTGCCCTGTCCTTACTCAGGAGAAACATCAGACAAGTACAAACAGATCAAGGACACTTCACAATGCTAGGTGTTAGAGACCGCTTGGCCGTCCTTCCACGCCACTCACAACCTGGGAAGACAATCTGGGTGGAACACAAGCTCGTGAATATCTTGGACGCTGTCGAGTTGCTGGATGAACAAGGAGTCAACTTGGAGCTAACTCTGGTCACCCTTGACACCAACGAGAAATTCAGAGACATCACTAAGTTTATCCCAGAGAGCATCAGTACTGCTAGTGACGCCACCCTAGTAATCAACACAGAACATATGCCCTCAATGTTTGTGCCGGTGGGTGATGTTGTGCAATATGGCTTCTTGAATCTTAGCGGTAAGCCAACTCACCGCACCATGATGTATAACTTCCCCACTAAGGCAGGACAATGTGGAGGGGTAGTGACATCAGTTGGAAAGATTATTGGTATACACATAGGTGGCAATGGTAGACAAGGTTTCTGTGCAGGACTCAAGAGGAGTTACTTTGCTAGTGAACAGGGAGAGATCCAATGGGTTAAACCCAATAAAGAAACTGGAAGACTCAACATTAATGGACCAACCCGCACTAAACTTGAACCCAGTGTATTCCATGATGTATTTGAGGGAAATAAAGAACCAGCAGTCTTACACAGTAGGGATCCCCGTCTTGAGGTGGATTTTGAGCAAGCTTTATTCTCTAAGTATGTGGGAAACACACTGCATGAACCAGATGAGTACATCAAGGAAGCAGCACTGCACTATGCAAATCAGTTGAAACAGCTAGACATCAACACCTCTCAGATGAGCATGGAAGAGGCTTGTTATGGTACTGAGAACCTCGAAGCCATCGATCTCCACACCAGCGCAGGCTATCCATACAGTGCTCTAGGGATAAAGAAAAGAGACATCCTAGACCCTGTTACCAGGGATGTGAGCAAAATGAAGTTCTACATGGATAAGTACGGATTGGACCTCCCCTACTCCACTTATGTTAAGGATGAACTTCGCTCACTAGACAAGATTAAGAAAGGGAAATCCCGCTTGATCGAGGCTAGTAGCCTCAATGACTCAGTGTATCTCAGGATGGCCTTTGGACACCTTTATGAAACCTTCCATGCAAATCCTGGGACTGTCACCGGTTCAGCTGTGGGGTGTAACCCGGATGTGTTCTGGAGCAAGTTACCAATTCTGCTTCCTGGCTCACTCTTTGCTTTCGACTACTCAGGCTATGATGCTAGTCTCAGCCCAGTTTGGTTCAGGGCATTGGAACTGGTCCTTAAGGAAATAGGCTATGGTGAAGAGGCAATCTCACTTATTGAAGGGATCAACCATACACACCATGTGTATCGCAATAAGACTTATTGCGTGCTTGGTGGAATGCCATCGGGTTGCTCAGGAACATCTATCTTCAACTCAATGATCAACAACATCATCATTAGGGCACTGCTCATAAAAACATTTAAGGGAATTGATTTAGATGAACTCAACATGGTTGCCTACGGAGATGATGTGCTTGCCAGCTATCCTTTCCCAATTGACTGTCTAGAACTAGCAAAAACAGGCAAAGAGTATGGCTTGACAATGACCCCAGCAGACAAGTCTCCCTGCTTCAATGAAGTCAACTGGGGTAATGCAACTTTTCTTAAAAGAGGCTTCTTGCCTGATGATCAATTCCCTTTCTTGATCCACCCTACCATGCCGATGAAGGAAATCCACGAGTCTATTCGATGGACCAAGGACGCGCGGAACACTCAAGACCACGTGCGATCCTTGTGCCTCTTGGCGTGGCACAATGGTAAGCAAGAATATGAAAAATTTGTGAGCACAATTAGATCTGTCCCAGTTGGGAAAGCATTGGCTATTCCAAATTATGAAAATCTGAGACGCAATTGGCTCGAACTATTTTAGAGATTG